AATATTGAACTTTATTTTTCAATGGATCATTGGGCGCATAGTTCCTTCTTATCGAAAGAACTTTCATACTACCTTCCTCGATGGTTACGACGTAAGGTAATTTTATTCCTGTTGGCATTCCGTCCTGGCCAACATCTTCAAAACCTTCCAGGTCCAGATTCACATGACATTCCAGAAGCGTGTACACGCTTTGGGTCTGTGTAGACTTGGTGGTTCCTTCCAGTGTCTTTTCCTTGTCTTCGATTTTGTCGTCGACAGCCATACCTGGTTTTGCTAATTCAATGTCCCTATAGAAACCAGCAATCTGCTGCTTTCTCAAGTCGTTCTCCGACATCTTGATTACATGGACCACTGCTTCCGCATCGTCTAATGAGGTAGCCGTATACGGAATCACAAGGTCGTCTGCAGGGACAAATTTAGAGACGGCTCTTCCTAAAAGATCGTCGTAGTAGACTTTCTTGAAAGTCGAACCGCTCAAGGGTAAATGGAAAAGCATCTGGTCAAATTCAGGTTCGTATTCCTTCATCTGGTCCATCAGCTGAAAATTCATGAAATCTTTAACCCGCTGCGACTGTGATTCCTTTGCAGGATTCGATACTCCAATCACCTGGGTTCTAACCGGTCCATCCGCCGGCAATAATTCTTTATAGGCTAACGCCTGAAACTGTGTAACCGCTTCTGCGAGCACGGGATGCGTTGCACCTGATGCTCCCTGAAAGGGTTCTGTCCTGTTGTCGTACTTGAAGCCGAGTAGGTCGAGTCCTGTAACGTAGGACTGCTCCCATTCCTTCCTTGACATTTTATAATCGGTATAGTCGCCGCGAAGCTTGATTCCTGTCGGATCAAGAACGTCGTCGGGCAGAATGTCCGCGAGGTTGTCAAAATGGCCCTCGGTCCCCGGAACGTTGATCGAGCCCGGCTCAAAATTGATCGTAGCTCCGCCGTCGTCTTCCGGTGTGACTTCTACGGGTTGTCGTTGTTCTTCCGTAACGTCGACGTCCGTTGGCGCTTCCGAGGGTGGAATTGCAACTTCTGTTCTTACGTTAGGGAGCGATTTATCTGTTAGGTTTTCTGCCATTATTTTTTCTCTTTAGAGGAATATACCCATTTTTTTTCTTTAGAATCCCATACCTTTGAAGGTTTCTCAAACTTTCCAAAACGTTGTTTCATTT